CTATCATCTGTGTTCTCGGACTGGGGCTACGCGATACCTCGCTATGGCAAGATGGGCCTGAACCTTTGGTTTATGCTTCTTGGTGAGACTACTCTAACACGCAAGTCAACCAGCCGTCAACTAATGCTGAGAGTTATCCGCAAGTATGAGCAGTTCGGTGGATACCAGATTGACATCGGTTCGGATGCTACACCTGAAGGTGTTACTGCCGTTCTTGCTGAGCGTGACAAGAAGACAAGCCTGCTCCACCGAGATGAAGTACAAGGTATGTTCAAGGACTTTATGAACAAGACCTACATGGCTTCTGCTGCGGAGCGATTCACTGAGCTTTACGATGGTCACGTTCCGGTTGTCATTCGTTCCTCTAAGGAAAAGCGACAGAGCGAACGAGCAGAGACTAACTTCATTATGTATCTCATGGGCATCACAAGCAGGACGGCAGACGTACTCACAACCGAGTACTTCCGCTCTGGTTTCTTGGCACGTTTCATCTATGTAACTGCCGATGCACCAGACAGGAGCCGCGAGCTTGAGGACATCCAGCAGGCAGATGAATACGAAGTCTCTGTCAAGGATGGCGTCATGGATGACATGGTTAGTAAACTGTTCCAGTCAGTAACTTACTGGCAAAAGAAGGGCAAGCCTAACCCTAGGCCAATCCGACTAAGCCAAGCTGCGCTGGAGCGTTTTAACCAGTACAAGTGGGAGATGGGTAACGTTGCCGAGAACCACTCGGAGTCAGAGTCCATCGAGCCATCCCGTCAAAGGCTGGCGCTCTCGGTATGGAAGTGTGCAATCTTACTATCAATGGCCGACAAGGCCGATGAGGTAAAGATAAAGCACGTCCTGATTGCAATCCACTACTCAGAGGAATGGTTCCAGAACCTAATCACAATGGCTGGTGCCATCTCTGCTTCAGAATGGCAACGAGATGTTGACCAGCTTGAAGCTTATGTGGTTGACCGTGGTGGCCGAGTTCGATACGAAGAAGCTTACCGTAGATTCAATAACAAGAAGAAGCGTGAGTTCGATGACATCATCGAGGCGCTAAGGTCACAGGCCAGAGTGCACTTAGTAATGGAAAACCGGAAGACATATCTAGAGGTGATAGCGTGAAGAACCAGAACTACAGCAGGAAGGCAAAGTTTGATACTGTTAGGTTTGATGAAGAAGCCGTTCAGTTTCACTGCGAAAAGTACGAGCATGGCATGAGGTATCCGTTATCCCTTGCCTGCTACCAGATGACACAAATAATTAAGATGAAGGAAGAGAGGTTGAAGGATGACAAGTAATACAATTGCATTGTGTCTTGACCCCGGAGGTACAACGGGTGTAGCCCTGTTAGAGTATAATGAAGATAGTTATAAATTCACAAGGACTTGGCAGATAAAGAATGGGCTTAGAGGATTCCTAGATTTTCACTGGGATGAACTTGAGGACATTAAGATAGACCAGATTATCTGCGAAGACTTCGACCTTAGGGAAGGAGTTAGGGGTATAGACCTTAGCGCAACCTATGTTATAGGAGCACTTGAGGCACTGTATCCATTCGGGCTGTACGACTTGGTGTACCAGAAGCCAAGCCAGAAGGCCCTATGTTCCGATGCAAGACTGCACAAGATGGAACTACACGAAGCCGGTAGAGGACACGCCAATGATGCAGTTCGTCATGGCATAATCTATCTCCGAAACAAAAAGCATAAGGCAATACTAAAGAACGGATGGGAGGGCGTATGAAGATTCTATTCCTAGATATCGAAACAAGCCCACTAACAGCACACACCTGGGGCCTATGGGACCAGAACATATCTATCGGCCAGATTATCAAGGCTACTGAGATGATGTGCTGGGGTGCCCGATGGTACGGTGAGAAGAAGGTGCACTTTGCATCAGCCCACCACGATGGTAAAGAAGAGATGCTTAAGAAGGTTCACGCTTTGCTGGAAGAAGCCGACGTACTTGTTGGTTGGAACTCTAAGGCTTTTGACAGTAAGCACCTTAAGCGTGAGTTCATCGAGAACGGAATGCTTCCGCCCTCTCCTTATAAAGAGATGGACCTTATGCTAACTGTGAGGTCTCAGTTCAAGTTCCCTAGTAACAAGCTGGATTACGTGTCGCAAAAACTAGGCGTCGGAGCTAAGGTAAAGCACTCCGGCTTCGACCTTTGGCTGGGCTGCATGGCTGGCAACAAGAAGTCATGGGTTGAGATGAAGAAGTATCAGATTCAAGACGTTGACCTGCTGGTTGACCTGTATGAGAAGCTGAAGCCTTGGATTCCTAACCACCCACACACGGCTCTGTATGACGGCGTAGAGGGTGGCTGCTCTACTTGTGCATCTTTGAACCTGCAGAAGCGTGGCGTGGCTCGTACCATCTCTGGGACCTATCAGAGGTTCCAGTGCCAGGACTGCGGTAAGTGGCAGCGTGGTCCAATCTCAATTAACAGAACAACTACAAGGCCAATATGATTCGACGCTGGCTTGCGAGGTTGTTTATGAGAAAAAGAGAGAAGGCAATAACAGAAGAGGTGCTGGCCATGCTTGGAGAAGAAGGCGAGTACATAGGCTACACAATGATGGATGCAAGAACCGGAATGATGCTATCAGTATTAATGGTATGCGGTTGCGGAAGCCCGGTGGTCCACAGAGGAGAGGAAGAAGGTTCGTTCTCCTGCGAGCATTGCGACTACCCTTGCGACATCAAGCCATGTGAACTGTGTACTGCTCACTTTTTGTTTAATGCAGAAGAGGTAAGAGAAGAGTTCCGGCAATACCAAGAGCCGGAAGAAGAAGAAGAGTAGAAACGAAGAAGCCCCCTGTCACCTCTGCAGGGGGCTTCTTGCTCGTCGGGTTTGTTCCTTGTAAACGCCTTAGAAAACTAAGACAGTTATTTCTTGACGCTCGTGGTTGTTACCACAGAGGTCAAGAGAGATAGCAGAGCAGCTCCGCCAGCAACACTAAACAGGTTGACGTAATCGATGGTCAGTAGGCCAATGCTTCCAGCACCGAGTGCTGCGATAGCGGTTTGGGCAAAAGTTTTAATAGCTCGTTCAGCACTGTAGCTGACAAACTCCTTTGTAATTAGTTTCATTAGTAATCCGTTCCTTCGTTTTTGTATAGCTTGACATCTTCATAAGATGCACTCAAAGTATAAGCTGTTGTTATGATGGAGATGAGTGAGACCCCGCCAGTTATTAGTGTTACCCCTACTCCCCATTGGTCAATAAGGAAAGTCAACGCACCAAAGATAATCATGGCAAAACCCAAGCGGTAAGAGCCAAAGATTACCTTGCGCCTAAACTTCCAGTCGGGACCGGAAGATGACTCTGGCTCATCCTTTAGGAAGAACGCACCATCAATCATCTTGCCAATGTTTTTACGGATGGCGTTCATTTTTTACCACCAAACAAGTGCCAGAACCTACCAAGCTTACTGTTATCTTTTACTGCGGGCCGTGTTCTTGGTGGCCTTAAAGTTGGGGCCACAGCTGCGCGAGTAGGGGCGGCCTCTGGTTCTGGAGTTGGAGTCTTCTCTGGGACCGGAGCTTGCTCAGGTGCCTTGGCAACTACTGGCTTCTTCTGTACAGGAACCTTTACGTTAGCGAGGATAAGCTTGTAAACGTCAACCTTGTCAGACGTTACGCCGAAGACACCCTTTAGAGTTCTCGACGCCGTGACGTGGACGTGGGGGCCTGAACTTTGGCCACTGTCGCCGAGAAGTCCTACAGTTTGACCTTTAATTATCTTTTGTCCTACCCTGTATCCAGGCTTGTTGTCCATGTGTGAGTAGCCCAAGTACCAGATGATTCCGTCTTTGTCCATTGCGGTCTGCACAACCACCCAACCCAAAACATCTGAGTACTGAATTAAACGGATAGTTCCTTTTGCAATTGCCGGTATGCGTGTGCCGAGTGGTCTGGCCCAATCGGTGCCTGAGTGTGGCTGCATACCATTTGCTCTGCGATAGGCAGACATCTCTCCATAGTGAGAGGTTATGTATTTT